TAACAACTCAAACTTTGTCGGTGCGTTACTGTTTGCATCGTAGTCAATAACTTTGTTTATTACCCAATAGGAACGGTCTAAATAGATTTTATCGTTTAATCTAAGGTTTGCTATGTCGAATGAATTAACGTTTAACATAACAGTGTACAGTTTACCGCTATTGATTTGGGCAACAGTTCGCCTCCAATAGGTATTCCCTAAATTATTGTACGGAATAGTACCGTAGTTGTTATCAAAGTAGTAATCACACGCCCCAAAGTTCAAATCTTTGTTTGCGTTTACAGGCGCGTCAAAGTGTCCGACGTATGGATATTCATTTACGCTTAAAAACTGCGTTGGTGTATCGTTAATTTGATAGTAACCGCATGGTAATTTTCCACCGTCAAAAACTATTCGTGGCAATGTTTTAGGTTCGCTACCATTCACTCCAAACACAGTTGCACCAAATGGAGTTGAAAGGAAAGGAGACGCCCCAAAAATAACGTCTTTCTTAACTTCGTTTTTGATATACTCGTTGTCAAAAGTATATTGAACTTGACCATAAACCTCGTTCACGTTTTTAAGATAACCAACGTTTAACGCATCGGTGTCGCTTGCATAGGTTAATGTCAATTTCTTTGCCGTCAACTCAGGTAGGAATGTCAAAGTATGTGGTAACTCTTTACAAAGTTTGTTTGTGAAATCCTTTACGTTTCCGCTATCGTAGTATTTATCCCTAGTCATTAAGATAATGTCTTTTGGGTTGTCGATATTAGGAATGACAAACAGATTGAACAACGTGAAAATAGATTTTAGAAAGTCGCTTTGTTTAATGTTGGCGGGTATAAAATCATTCATCACAACAGGGAAACCAAACGCTAAACTTTCACCGCTAGGAATAACACGAATTTTAATTGAGTTTACATTTACAATAAATTCAACGTTGGCGGGTGCATTATCGCTTACTCTAAAAAAAGACGGTACACTACTTAATTGAGTGAACATTTGTAACTCCAATACATCAGTAAAGGCTATGTCAGTCGCTGTTAAATTTAGGCTATTAATCCCACTTGAAATAATTGTGTCACCACTTGGTAAGTTTGCATAACCCGAAAAAGCAGAATCTATAACAGTGTAACCACTTGGTGAAATGTAGCAAATAGGATTAACACTTTCTGCAAAAACCGCCACGTTACCCAAAGGAAATACGCCCCCGTTTGTACATTCAATTATAGGATTACTAGATATTTGACCGTTTAAATAAACAGATGAAGAACCCTCATTATTTCTAAATATCAATTCATAGTCAATCTCAATTTGATATTCTAATTGATTAGGTACGTATAAATTAAATGGACTTGTGTACTGGCTTAAAGTTGGATTATAAATATTTTGGTCGTCCTTTATTTCGGTGTTAATATTTAGCTTTGTGTAAGTCGCAAAACCGCCAACTGAAAAACCGTCAATCTCTTGTGATGTTGTTTCCTCTGCAATAACTTCCGCTTCGACTTGCACCGCTTCGCTTATCTTTGACTTACCACCGTTGTAAGGAATAAGCATTTTATCAATACCGATTGATTGCATTTCGTCTAACTGATACGAATAACCAGCATTCGAGAAAATACGGTTAAGATACTGCCAAACATAAACGGCGGGTTTCATTTCCGTAAGGTTGTACTGCGCATCGTCTGTGATTGGTAACACATATTTATAACCGTCTTCTTTAACATGGTCGTAACTTGCAATAACATCACTCGCTTGATATGTGTGGTTTAAGTCGCTAAAATCTAAGTCAGTCAACAACTTACTACCTATGTCGGTAAACAATTCTGAAACGGTATCTTTCACGGTAACAGTGTACATGATTTGCTCATCGTTACCTATGCCAGTCGAAATCTTTTCTACATCGATTAACTGAATGATTGCATTGTCCAATACTATCTCACCGTCTTGCTCAATTAAACACGCTTGTTTAGTGTTGATATTAAATTCAAGTGTTACAGCGTTAACATCAAAGATATTATCAAAGACTAGGTTATTGTGTTTCGTTCCTACAATTTTAATCGACTTACTGAAAGAACCCGTTTTGCTCGTTAAGTCCCTAACATCTGACACGCCAAAATTCAAAGGCACTACAACATTTTCGGCAACCTCTAAATAATCGTTTATACCTACATTGAAGAAATCCCCTATTAATCTAATTCTAGTTACCGTCATGCGTTGATTGGATTTTGTACTGCGTAACGTACATTTATAGTTTTACGGATTAGATTTCCGTTTTTAGATCGTTCAACGTCGTAACCGCTTTCAGTAACTTGACACGCAAAATAATCGTTACCAACTTTTAAAAACACATACCCACTTGTCATTAATTGCTCAAAGTAAACGCTTTCAGCATCGGTCATAAAGTTAGTGTTTAATGTCAATTCTTTGGTGTTATCCACGTGGTAGGTAGTAGTGCCACTTTCCCAAGTGTTAAACGTTACAAGTCCAGCGTAAACGTTTCCAAATTGTTTATTGTAAGTCAATCGGTTAACTTGACCTTTTTCATACGCACGCAGTTGCATAGCGAAATTGGCGAACGTTCCTAACCTATCCATGAAAACTATTTCGTAGTCCTCAATGTTGCAACGTTTATCAATTTTGTAGGTTATTATTTCGCTTACAGGGGTGTTTGCTGTATTTGTTAAATAAACGTTTACTATGCTTGCATTTGCTTTAACGATTGGCAACGTTCCTGAATCAAGTGTTAACGTTCCCATGTTACCCAAACCGCTTGCAATTTGAACAATACCTTGGGCAGTTGTGCAATTGATTGTACGATATGCTATGTCGCCTAAGTCATTCTCGAAAGTCACTCTAAAAGTCTTTAGTTGATAATCGTTCCAAAACGCCAACCAATTATCTTGATTAGGGTTCTGTTTTACGATTCGTGGCATATCGGTAAGAAACTTTCCAACTGGGGAAATACTCAAACCAAATTGCTCACCCGTCCACGCATTCATTTGTTTCAACTCAATCGCTAAGTTGGCAGTCGTTTTATTCGTTTGGCTTGTAAGGTTTAAGAAACGAGATTTACGATTATCAGCGTAGTACATTTTCCCTGGTGTTGCACCGCCCGAACCAATCCACGGCAATTGAGTAACCACCGTATAATTGTCAGGTTCTATTGTAACCGTAAACAAACCGTTTAACGCATCTCTAAAATCATTGTAGGTAGCGTTTAGTTCAACTCTTACTTGGTCACCAACGGCAAAAGGGTGAGGCGTTACGTTTGGCGTTTGATTGAAACCTGTTAAACCACTATTAAAAATATAATCGTCAAAGTTCCACGCAACAATGTACTCCTCTCCAAATTTAATATCAAACTTTAAATAATGTTCTGGGGCGTTTTGAACATCGGAGTTTTGAAACGGATTGTGAGCGCTAAGGAAATTTTGAACGTCTCTTGAAATATCTATTTCTGCGTAACCGTCAACAGGTCTTGGTGCGTATTTCTTTTCAAATAACTTATCACTTGTCCCAGCTTTAAACACCTCAACAATGTATCTAAATGCTTTCTCGTTTACATTTGTACTACTCAAATACCAACGCAAAGGATTGTACCCCGCGCTTAGTGTGCTTTGATTTGTACTTTCAATCGTTATTGCCATACTTAAAATAGGATTTTATTCTTACATGTCCATTGAAAAAGATTCGCCAATGTCGGTGCTTGAATAACTATCCACCCACAAATTAGCGTAACGTATCGCATCCATCGCATCGTCAAACAGTTTGAGCGGTTCTTCCGTTTGCACCCCGTTAATTTTTCTATATCTGTATTTCTTATTCTCACGAATAATATTGGAACTATCAGAATGTACAAAGACTTTCTTTTGCTTGAGTTTGTCTAGACCGCTTTTAACGTTCTTGTTGGCGTTCAAAACATAGTAACCAGCGTTTCTAATGTCTTGTATCATTTCGGGCCTAGCGTAGTCAGCAATTATCTCAATGCTGTTTTCAATACCTTTGCTTTGCATTAAGCTAACGAGTTGCCCACTTGTTAAACCCTCACGGTAAATTATTTCTTCGACAAAGATTTCATCTTCAAAATACCAAACCTTACACAATGCGGTTGGATGGACAAAACCAAAATCCAATCCATAGCAATACGTTTGGAAACGCTCGGGCTTTTTATCCACTTGTTCCCAAATCTCAAAGATAGATTCTTGCAGTTGTCCAATTTCCCCAAGTCCATACACTTGCCACCAGTTCCACCAATAACCCTTGTTTCCGCTTTTCTCTTCCTTTTCTGCTTTGGCTTTCCTTAGCATTAAATCTTTAAATATCCTTTGCGGTATCGCCTCGTTATCTTTGTAGGTTAATTTAATGAAGTCAACTTCTTTTTGTGGTAGTATTTCGGTGTGCGCCCAAAATTCCATGTCAGCATTAAAGTCCATCCAAACCTCTTCGCTTCGTATCATTAAGGCATCCGCTATTTCGTAGTCGATATGGTTCGCCTCGTTTAAAAATAAGATTTGGCGTTTACCACTTGCTTTGGCTTTTCCGACGGTGTCAAATGATTTGAATTGGATTTTAGAGCCGTTGCTCAATGTGTAGATTAAACTTGAAGCGTTCCAGCTCGTATCGTTCCATCGTCCCTCGTCAATTAGAAAGTTAATAAAAATATCTAGCGCCCCCTCTTTTACGGCGGTTAATGTTTCGGCAACCACTGTTATTCTTATTCGTGGTGTTTCAAGTCCTTTGTCGTAAAGTATTGGAACGATACCGAAAGTCTTACCGCTACTCGTAGAGCCTTGAATAATCTTAATAGGCTGTTTTAAGGCTAACATTTTCCTAAGTGCTGTGGTAACCTCAAAAGCCATACTAATCGATTTTAAATTTCTTTAATTTCTTTTTTAGCCTTTTATTTTCACTTTCTAAAAAACCTATTCTAAATTTTAAAGAACTATTTTCAACTAATGCTTTATGAAATTGGAAGTATTCACCTTCGCGCCTAACGTTAGTATAGTAATCATATTTAGTTATTTTATCCATACTA